TACCTTGATAATAATTTTTTTTCCTTTGTTCTTATTATAGTTACATGAGAGTCAGCAAATAAATTCTTCGCCACTTCTTCTGAGAAATGAAAAACCCTACCGACAGTTCCAGTTCCAGTTGAATTAATTACAACATCATCTTTTTTAATGAAGTGATTTTCCTGTACTTTAACTTCCGGGTTATGATATTTCAAGTACTGTTCTTCAATCTTCCCCCACTGAATCGCTCTTTGATTAAGCGTTAGTATTTCGCTCTTTTCAACATATTTAGGTTGCTTTCCTCTAGAAATATAGGTAGCAACATCAATGAGTTTAATAATTGTCCAGCCATGCGGAATTACATTACCATTTAATATCGGACTATACTCCATAACCAATCCCCTCCATTGCATTACGGATTTGGTCTTCAAACTTCTTAGACTTCACGAATTGCTCTGCTAACTCACCCGTAAGTCGCTCAATCTTTTCTTCAAACGGTTCGCTGTCTTCTTCCGACGCTTCAAGTCCGACGTAGCGACCTGGAGTTACAATATATTCATGTTCGCGTACTTCATCTAACTTTGCCACTTTACAGAAACCTGCAACATTTTCATATTCTTGATCATTAGTTCCACGCCATGCATGGTAAACATCAGAAATTTTATTGATATCTTCTGTCGAAAATTCTTTTAATGTACGAGAAGCCATATACCCCTGCTTACGTGCATCGATGAAAAGAATTTCTCCCCGACGTTCACGTTTACCGTTTTTCGCTTTATTGCGTGTAACAAACCATAAACATACGGGAATCTGGGTTGAGTAGAACAATTGCCCAGGCAAAGTTACTATACATTCAACAAGATCTTGTTCAATCATGTTTTTTCGGATTTCAAGCTCCGAAGTAGTACTAGTCGACATTGAACCGTTTGCCAGTACAAAACCTGCTGTCCCTGATGGTGCAAGCTTCGAAATCATATGCTGAATCCACGCGTAGTTGGCATTTCCAACTGGAGGTATTCCGAATTGCCAACGGACATCTTCACGTAATTTCTCCCCACCCCAGTCGCTTATGTTAAATGGTGGATTAGCGATTATATAGTCAGCTTTTAATCCTTTATGAAGGTCGTTATGAAATGTATCGGCGTTATGATCTCCGATATTATTATCAATGCCACGAATTGCAAGATTCATTTTCGCCAGCTTCCAAGTCGTTGGATTAGATTCCTGACCATATACCGCTATGTCTCCCAATTTACCTTGATGTTCTTCAACAAATTTTTCGCTTTGAACGAACATACCACCCGATCCACAACAAGGGTCATATACTCGGCCTTTATATGGTTCTAGCATTTGGACAAGTAGTTTTACCACTGATGTTGGTGTGTAAAACTCTCCACCGTTTTTCCCTTCCGCACTTGCAAATTTTGATAGGAAGTATTCATAAACCCGGCCAAGTACATCTTTAGAACGGCTATCTTTGTCGCCCACCTTGAATGAAAACAAGTCAATCGTTTCACCTAAACGCGTTTTATCCAAAGCAGGTCTAGAATAATCTTTCGGTAATACACCACGTAGTGATTCATTTTCCTTTTCAGTTGCAATCATTGCATTGTCTATAATTTGACCAATCTCTGGCTTTTTCGCATTTTCTTTGATGAATATCCAACGTGCTTCTTTTGGTACCCAGAATATATTTTCAGCTAAGTATTCGTCTTTATCTTCAGGGTCAGCCCACTCATCTTGCGTTAACTCTACAAACTTCTCTTCAAAAGAATCCGAAACGTATTTCAAAAATAGTAGTCCTAGTACTACATTTTTATATTCTGATGCATCCATGCTTCCACGGAGCTTGTCCGCCATAAGCCATAATTGTTCTTCAAACCCTATGTTTGCTGTTGACATATTATTTACCTTCTTTCTATTACGTACATTGTAAGTTTATTGAAAAAATTTTTTACACGAAAACCTTCTAAGTACTTATGATTAATCATAGGTTTCTGTTTTTATCATACCATTTCTTCTCCATGAAATTGGAAATGATTTAGCAATAAATTGATGATTAAGCGAAGATTACTAACCAAAAGCTTATTAGTACAAGGAATTTCATTTAAAATCTAGTCATGTTTTAATCATGGAATGCATATATTGATTTAAACATTTTCCAAGGAGGAATTTTCGATGGCTGCTCGAAATAAAGAAAACTGGTGGAGTAACATTTCAGAACTCACGGGACCGATGGACTTAGCAATCCCTAAATTAGCACAACTGAAAGCAAATAATCCAAAAATCCACAATCTTGAACTAAATCGCTTTTGTGAGTTTTTAGAACGGCATCCACTAGCAGAAAAACATGAAAAAAGATCTAGTGATTTAAGAACACATATGAAAATGAATATTAGACGCTATTTGCAAGGTCTCCCGTTTTATCACTGAATAGTAAATCAATAAACACCGTCCAGAGAATGGACGGTGTTTTTATTGTATTGGTCTGGAAATGGAGCAATTTGCTTGTAATACTGTTTTGCTGAGAACTAATGTTGTACTGGACATCACTTTTCTATGACGCTCCGTTCTAGCATTCGTTACATTTGGTAGTCAAATACTTACGATTTACACCTGGTCGTAACAGGATTTTGTATTGTTTTAAACGTTTCGAGACGGTTGTTGAGGAGGTCCCCAACCTTTCCCCAATTTCATAAGTTGTCATTCGTTTTGCTATATATAAATGCTCTAGTACTTCTTTGTTCATTCCTTCGATGTACTGTTGTTGGTTCCAACTCCTCATTGGTATCCCTGCTTCCATTACGCGAAGTTTAATGGCTTCTCGGTCTACTCCGTATTGCTCCCCAATTGCTTTTAACGTCATCCCTTTTTGGTAAAGAGAAGCGATTTCATGTGCTGGTAAATCGAGCCTACTCCCTTTCTTATAGTTATAGCCATTTGAAATTGAATTGAACACATCAATATAGTGTGCTTCTTTTCCTTCTAGTAGTTCTTCCTGAATATTATTTTCCAAAATTTCCAAAGAAATGTCGGTAACCTTGTCAGCAATTAGCTGTTGATAAAATGGTCGCGAATTTCCTTTACTTAACCTGGAGCGATGTTCCCTCAACCTTTTACTGACGCATCTAATCGTCTTGCCTACATATACCTTTTTATTGACCTCGTTACAAATGACATAAATACAACCACTTTTCATTAAGAAACCCCCTTTATTGGATTGCTGGTGGATATAGGGTGAAAGACTTCTAATTGCTCCATTTTTCCATCTCGCCCATATCTATTTTGATTGTTCCGCTATGCTCGTTCTGTATTTCCACCTTATCTCGCCATTCCTGCGGATTTCTATTCTTTAACCAAAATATTTGCGCAGTTACGTCTGGCGCTTGTGACTTCAACACCTTTTTAACTACAATCATATCCCCGTCATGGTTCTTTCCCCAGGTTTCTTCCTCATATTGGTATCCCATTGCACGCCTGAGCAGCGAATTTTCTACTTGATCATCAATAACTTTCTTGCCCTTCTTAATGGCATCGGCAAACTCGGGAAAGCGACTTTGCCACTCGTATAATGTCGCATTGTTAATGCCCATTTTGTGAGCAATTTGTTTATTTATTAGCCCTTCTTCAGCATAATTCTTTACTTGTCCCAAACCTTCTTCAGTTAGCCATTCCGTGTAATTAGGGGGGCGTCCGTTTTTTTTCTTATGACAGTTTTTCAGGAGACCCTCTTGCTTTTGCGATTCAGTAATTCCTTTCTTCACCATGTGCCTATCCCTCCCTCATAAACATTAATTAGTTTTCAAATTGTAAATTATCTGCTGTTCTACTACTTTCCACAAATTCAGTTACACAAAGTTACAAAATGTGACACCATTTATTTGTTTATTAAATCAATAAAATCGTAGCTATATAAAGACTTCGACGCTTTTTGAACAGACGTTACAAAAGTTACTTGTTTAGGAAGCATATATATATAAACTCATGCGCATATAAAGGAAGAAAATATATTGAACACACAAAGCATCCTTCATTAATGTAACTTTTGTAACTACTTATATAAAAATCGTGTCACCTATACTCTCTCAAGGTTTTCAACGGTTACAAAACTTCTTAAAATATGCATCTGCTTTGAAACCTTTGTAACCTCTACATTGAAAATTCATCATTTAATGAAGAAAATTCTTCTTTTAACGTATATTTACTTTCACTGAAATTAAAATTAAAACTAGCTATTACATCTTTATTAACCATAATTCCTCTATAGTATTTCTTATTTTTGTTAATTACTTTGTGGTCCACAAAACCGTTTTTATCCTTAAGCGAATAAGTAATCCCTTTTTCCATCCAAGAACTCCGTATCTGTTTTCCGTTAACGCCTAACCTTTTCTTTAAGAATGGTGCAGAAAAATAGAATTCACCATTATGAAAAAAAGCATACGTTTCATGTTGAGGCTCTACCATATCAAATAAATGATCTCGGTTAGCATCAATTTCTTCTAACAACTTCTCCAGCTCCTGTAAGGGCCTGTCCACTGCTCTATTTTCACGTTTCATTTCTTTAAACAATCCGAGTTGTGCATTTAGGTCTACTACTAGCCCTTCTTCTTTAAACATGTCATTAAGTACTGCACCAATAAATACAGGATAAGCATAAATACGCGATAACCGTTGCATCACATCATTACCCTCAGACATTTTCAGAAACAACTCTTCATATTCCTTATACATAGGAATGTAAATTTTTCGTTTTTCCTTCCACCGCTTTATAAACTCAATCCCGATTGCCCCATGGTCACCTCTGAAAGATGAATAGACATTGCCTAGAAAATTCACGTCTTCATCCTTAAAAATAAAGTTAGTAAGTGGAATGACACGACCCGCCACTCCTGCGGCAGTCGTGTACTCAAGTATTTCATTTTCACCTGATGTCAGCAGAATGGAGTTCCACGAGGCTGTCTTTTGACTACCTGCGATGCTCCCTCTAAACTTTCCTGTCATATTTACGAACTGGTAAATCATCTGTTGAATTTTCTTTAAATCATTAGATCCATTTGTATCGTCCAAGATATGAACAAATGAATTTAGAAAAGCTGAACGCCTCTCTACTGCAACTGGCGTTATATTAAACGTTCCAATGTATTCTTCCGGACTTGCCCACACTGACGCAGCTATCCGGAGAACTGCACTTTTACCTGTACTTGTTCTGCCAGAAGTGTCAATAATAAATGGTTTTATATTGAATTCATGGAGAACTGATGATCCAAATGAAGCTAAAACGTTAAACACCACCTTTGGATGCTCTTTAACTAGATTGTAAACATTTTTAATCCATCCTTCAGTTGTCCCCATCACTTTGAAGGATTCGAGCAATTGTTGTTCCCCACTGTCCAATGGAACTATTTCAAACTCATTCGTTAAAAGAGGATGGATAAACTCATTTTTCACTTTGCCAATTCTATCCACCATATTTTGACGTTCTATTCTATTTTGAACTAGAAATAAATCAAAGTACTCCACTAAGTGTTTAGCGTTTAAATCAGTCACGCTAAACCCCTTATCAGCAAGCTTAAGTAGTTCTCGTTTAGAAGCTAATGTGCCAGCTGGTACAATTTCTTTATAAACCCTTCCTTCTATACTCCAAGTGACTTCATAATGAACTTCTCCACGTTCGAAATGTTCGAAAATTTTAGAAATAATTGGAGCGTAACGGCTTACTAGTGATACAACATCCTTGTACTCACCTTCAATCTTTTTCAAATCTTTACGATACAAACTGTTTTGTTTAATGAAGTAAGGATTAGGTATGATTGAGGATTTGTATTTCCCCCCCAATCTATTAATGTTGTTTTCTAATACAATTGCTAGTGATGTGTTCATGTCTGGTTTCATAATCTATTCTCCTTCTTAACTGTTGTTCTTCTTAGCTTAGTTATTTTTTCTTTTGCATCGTCTATTGAGTTCGAGTCATAATGAATCCATTCGTGTAAGACCAGCTATTTAAGTGAATAGTGTTTTTCATTGTTCATGAAATGATTATCATACTTAGTTTTTCTTTTGTTCAACCCACTGAAGGAAGTCCTTTTTATCAACTCGCTTTGATAATCCTATTTGAAAACTCCTTATACCACCGGCTTCTTCTCTAGTTTGTAAAAGTTCATACACACGTCGTCTGGAGATACCTAAATAGTCAGCGATATGTTGAGCGGTTAATATGTCGGAAAGTCTTTGTTCTTCCATTGATTAAACCTCCTCCTGCGCTTCTTCCACTTTAATTAACGTGTTAATAATAGTAAAAAGCTCTCTTTTTATTGACTTTGGTAATTCATTACGAAACAGTCTAGAAAAATTCCCTTCACTAATCCCATAGACTTCTGCCACTTTCCATTGATGCAAACCCGATGATTTTATTGCTGTTCTAACATCGAGATTTTTCTGTTTCATAGTTCTCAGCTCCCCTTTACTTTGTAATTTGTTGTTGTTATGATTACTTTACTAAATAATTTACGATAAATTAAACTTTTTACCCACTTTATCGTAAACTATCGTCAACAATTATAAGGAGGGCAAAAATGGTTAATAAACATAAGGATTTATATGAAACTATCCATCACCCTGATAACATACTTATGGTGGCTGCAAACCAATTACATAAGGACAACATACAAGCTTATTACGAAAAAACTAATTCATCTAAATACGGTAGTTTAGGTTGGGAATTTTTTAATTCTGAATTAAATAGTCAAATTAAAAAATCCATAGATGAAAATGCAACGGTATATGAGAGTATTTTTGAAAGTTCAATGCCCTGTTTAATTATGGTTATCCAAAACAAGCCTTCTATAAAAATAATCGAAATAGAAGATATTTCCGTGAATTTTTCAAACTTGGAAAAAGAAAGCGAGATTTTATTATTTGCAAAAGAGTACGGTCTATTAGGGGTTTTAGATTTTGGGTGGAACAATTATTACCATTCTTCCTCTGAAACATTAATTACATGGCACACATATATTGAGCATATCAAACGTTTATTAAAGTTATACAAAGCTCTTAAGGATAAACGAGACGGGAAAAATATAGAAGTTATTGGGGAGTTTTTTGATTTTAAAGATTCAAAATTTATGACTATCGGTAAAAAAACGAAAAATGCAGGCGTAAGTTGGACAAAAAAATACAGTATTAGAGAAATGGATAATCAGCTACTTGTAGGTATCAATGACCTAGACTTTCCAATTCCGGATCTCCCAAGATCGGTAGAAGAATCTCACGAATATGACGGCCTTATAGGATCATATATACTAGCTCTACTAATAAAAAAAGGTTTAGATGGTGCAGTTAAGATTTCTTTTTCGGAAGTTTATCGTTCAGATAAATCGGCTATTGGGTTCTCTTTTAATCAGACCTATTCAAGTAGTTATTTGTTAGGTGCAATATATCAAGACCTGTGGAGGTTAATTACAACTGATACCCCAATTAGGTATTGCCATTACTGTCACAAATCCTTTCCAGAGAAAGGTAAAAAGACATATTGCAATAATTCGTGTAAGCAAATGGCATACAACGTTCGCAAGAGTAAGCTGAAAAAATAACACTAAAACTGGCATGTGGTCATTTTTCGGGAATAAACTCTTTTGTTTAACAGTCCTTCCTTTATCTCATAAAAAATGGACAAAGCAAAAAATAAAAGGATTAGATTAAAATGTAGTCGCTTTGCTTATGAATTATTAGTACCAATAAGTTGTGTAAATGCATTTGAACCAGTCATAAAAAACATTTGAGCAAATTAATGAATAGGAGTTGAAGTAAATTATGAGCTATATCTATAAACCCCGTTGTAAGTGTGAAAGTAAGAAATGTAAATGTGGGGCTAGTTGGGCATACATTTTAGACATAGGTGTAGATCCTAAGACCGGAAGAAGAAAGCAAAAGAAGAAAAGCGGTTTTCGAACAAAAAAAGAGGCTGAAACAGCCTCGAATATTCTTCAGAATGAATTGAATCGCGGAGTTTTTGTTGAAGAAACTAACCTAACATTTGAAGAATTTGCATATGAATGGCTTTCGATCTATGAAGGCATGGGGAATATAAAAGAAAGTACGGTGAGAGTTCGTCGACACGAAATTAAACGTTTCTTAGATTACTTTGCTAAGTTAAAAATAAAGAATATAACAAGAACACAATATCAAGACGCTATAAATGATTTGAAGAGAAGAGGATATGCTCGTAACACAATAGATGGCGCTCACCGCACTGGCAGAATGATTTTTAAAAAGGCTGTAGAAATGGAAGTTTTAAAGAAAGACCCAACTGAACATACTCATGTACCTAAACATCTGAAGACTATCGAAGAATTGGAAGGGAAAAAGGACTTACCTAAGTATTTAGAAAAACAGCAATTAAAACACTTTCTACAAATCGCAAAAAAAATAGGTTTGGATCAGGACTATCCTATTTTTTTATTACTCTCATACACGGGATTGCGTGTCGGTGAATTGTGTGCTTTAAAGTGGCGGGATATTGATATGGAAAATCAAACAATTAGTATTTCGAAAACATATTA